AGTAGAACCCCCAAAGCAGGAGCACCCACAGAAAGCAATAACAAATATTCTGATGAGAATTCTTGCGGTATTTGCAGCATCAGGACTATCAGTCTTGGGAGCAGGAGCCGTAGTAGGAATTGACACAGTTCAGGCAGTCATGCTTGCAGGACTCTTGGGAGTAGCAACAGTTATTGAAAGACTGGCTAGGGCTTTTTTGGACGATGGAAGGCTATCATTAGCAGAAATAAATGATGCCTTTAAGTCTGTAGACAAAAAGGCTAATTAGTCATTATTGACCTTGCTTGACAGCCCTCTCTGGGCAATGGTATACTTAAGTATCACCTATCTGGAGAGGGCTACCCAACTTGTATAACGCTAGTTCTGTCCCAAGTTTTACCATTAAAGCAGCATCCTCTGGGCCCATAAATATTATAGACCACGGAGACCATTACTCTCTTTATAATAATCAAGAGCAATGGATGTCTTATCAAAAAAATAGTGACTCAGAGATTAAGGCCCAATACTCATCTTATGATTTAGCATTTGGAGATGTCTTAGTATCTGGCTTGGGTTTTGGGATATTACCTTTGTGGCTTTGCGACAACTCAAATGTTAACAGTGTAACAGTGATAGAAATCTCTAAAGATGTTATAAAGTTATTTAAAGAATCAAATGTTGTTCCAAACAAACTAACGATCATTAATGATAATATGATTACATACAATACAAATAAAAAATACAATGCAATACTTTTAGATCATTATGAAAAACAAGACTTCGACTTTATACTAAAAGACATAGAAAATATATGCAACAGAATAGATCATGATATTTTTTGGGCCTGGTCTTTAGAGGCTATATATTTGTTTAAAATGTATTCAAGTCTTGATAACCCAAGAAAAATGGATATTGATAAAATGTTAAAAGATAATAAGATGGACCTTAGTAAATTTTGGGCAAAATTTATAGATCAGTTCTTCCCCAAAGATACATTGATAAAAAATATTAGTAATGATAAATTAAATAGTTATATATGTAACTTTTTTGATAAACCTCATTAGGACTTTACTTATATCAATGTAGATGGTATACTTAAGTATCACCTATCTGGAGAGGGCTTTTGCCATGACTTGTATTGCTGTAGTAAAACATGAAGATAAGATCTACATGGCTGGAGACCGTGGGGCTTCAGATGATGGAACCATTTTAGCACTTGATGCACCAAAGGTTTGGAAGATAGGTCCATATCTTATTGGGTATGCAGGAGCAATGGACGGAGAAAGAATCCGTTACAACTTTAAGCCAACAGCCCCTAATATTAAAGACACAGACAAGTTTATGCAAACTAAGTTTATTAAAGAACTTAAAGAATTTTATAATGAGTTCTGGGTTGATACATCTAAAGATGGAGATCTTGGTTTGATTATTTGTGTTCGTGGAGAAATCTATGAGCACAGTTCTGCCGACATGTCTTTATCTAAGTATACACTTCCATATCTTGCAATGGGCTCAGGAGCAGAGTACGCTTATGGAGTTCTGTACGCAACAGACAAACAAAAAAATGCAAGGAACAGAGTAGCGCAAGCAGTAAACGCTGCAATTAAGTTTAACCCATCCTGTATGGGACCAGTTGACATTGTCAGTCTTTAGGAGTATACTTTAAATATGCATACAGAAGACGAGACAGAAGACGCAGAGTTTGGTATCTGGCTAACAAACGGTATTGAAAGAGGATGGATCTCAGATCCATACTGTAATACACATGATGGTGGATATGAATTCATGGGCGAAGATGAAGTGCAAGAGTGGGAAGACGGTGGAGATCCGTGTTGCCATGTAGTAAGATTAATGATCTGAGGAGATGATATGTTCAACACTTTAATTAATGAGCAAAACATAGATAAGTTTAAGAGCAATACTCCTTTTGTTATTCGTGCATCTAACTTTCCAGATATTTCTTGGCAAACCGTTCTTGAAATATTAAACTATGACATCCTAAATGGGCGACCAACTGGGAGTAAGATATACAAAGACTATGGTTTTAGACTTATTGAGGCAACAAGAATTCCAGAAGTTAGGCTTTTAGCAGACGAACTGTATTCTGTTTTTGCTAAGTCTCCTCACTTTGAAGATTTAAATGAAGAGGATCAGGCTCATCAGATTTACATTAGCCTTACAACACAAAGAGGTTCTTATGCTGACAAGCATCATGAGCCAGAGCATGTTATCTTTTGGCAGATACAGGGCAGTAGCACATGGACAATTTTTAAAAATGAAACAGAAGTTGACATCGTAGAGGTTCTTAATCAAGGAGATATTATCTACTGTCCACCAAGTCGCTGGCATCAGGTTACTGCAAACTCACCAAGATGCGGTATATCTATGGGCTTTGGATCTTTAGCAGTTTAATAGTTTTCACCGTGAAAATTATATTTAAAAATAGGAGTTGTATGAAAAAGTTTATTACCTTTCTTTTGATGTTTACATTCATCACGCCATCTGCAAATGCAATCATGGGTGGAGAGAACGCAAGCGGTGATCCTAAAGTTGTTGCTCTTATTCACTGGAACGAAAGCCAAAGACAGGGCTGCTCTGGAGCACTCATTGAGCCAAGGATTGTTTTAACTGCTGCACACTGCATGTCTCGTATGCCAAAGGATGGAGTTTGGAGACCTGCATATGACTCACACCTTCCAGTCTCAGGACCACTTTCAGATAAAACTCCAATGTGGGTTGCTTTGCCAGGAACAGATGTTTATTCAAGTGGAACAAAAACTGCAAGAGTGATAGCACAGTATGGACCAGAGTACTACGAAGACTCTTTTTATGATAAGAGTGGGTCAAATAGCCATGGATCTTTGTATGATTTTGCTGTCTTAGTGTTAGACCAACCACTTAGTTCTCAAACTTTTAGAATATCAACGATGCAAGAAACATTAGACCTAATTAGTACTGGAGCAGAGGCTCTGGCGTTAGGTTATGGTTACTCCAACTACAATATGTATTCGAGCCCAACACCACAGAAAAGTAAAACCAATATTAGAAGTCAATTTATTTGGCAGGGTGCAGAAGCAAAGGGAATCTTACAAACTAAGCCCTACTATAAATTAGGGATGATCGTACAAACAAACTTTCCAGACAATGTTTATCATGGTGGGGGAGATTCAGGAAGTCCCTTGTGGGCAAATATTTCTGGAGAGTGGGTATATATTGGTGCATTGTCTTCAGCGCAAGGACCAACAGCAAACCTTCCAAGTACTGATAGCATTTGGAAAGATAAGTTTTGGACCGACAATGCAGGAGGACACTATTATGCTGCTTGGTCTTTTGAATTTTTAATAGAAGATGCAAAGAAATTTCTACTTGATACTGAAAAGATTAAAGAAGAAAAGGTAACTATTCCTACAGTTATTCAAGAGCCAAAGCCACAGGTGGTTGTAGAAGTACCAACAACACCAACAGTGATTGTGCAAAAAAAGGTTACAATTATTTGCACTAAGGGAAAGTTAAAAAAGAAGATAACATCTATTAATCCTAAATGTCCAACTGGATATAAGAAAAATAGTATTGGGGTGTAACTCAGATGGTAGAGTGCCGAACTGTTAATTCGGATGTCGCAGGATCGATACCTGCCACCCCAGCAAATTGGAATGGTGTATAATATATAAATGAGCACAAACTATGATGAAAATACACATTCCTTTACAAAGGATGTTTATTTTTTCCATTCCCCAGAACTAAGTTACGATATTGAGCCAGCATTTCAGTTTTCCAAAATGGGTCATGTAACCTTAGTGCATCAAAAAGAAACAAACACTATGGTCCAAGATGAAGAACTTGTTTCAAAAAGTGATGTCCAATACCCACTAAACAACTATTGCCATATGTCTGATGACTTTTTTCCACTAGATAGTCAAAATACAAACGTATTGTTTGCAGGATGCTCAGTAACTGCTGGAGAGTATCTGCCATATGGTTACGCATGGCCTCATCATCTCTATGATTACCTTAAGGAAAAAAATAGTAACATTGGGCCAAAACATATACTAGGTTTCCCAGGTGGCAATGCAGCAAAAATTATAGCAAATATATTTAAGTATGTATACAAATTTGGAAAACCAGACTATATATTTTTAATGCTTCCAGATATGTTTAGGTTGTACACTGCGAAAGAAGACATGTTTAAACCAGAGATAACATACGCAAGCGATTCAGTTATAGATGACTTAATGTATCCGTTTCAAGGAATGTACGAATATCAAATGGCCTATAGAAATTTAGAAATTTTTTGTTCTTCTCTTGGGATAAAACTTTTCTCAACATCTTGGGAAATGTGTGCAAATGCAGAAATGGACAAACTAAAATTTAATACATATCTATCTTTATCTTTTTCATCTCTTACAGAGACGAACTCAGATAAAACAATAAAAGAACTTTCAGATAAAAAATATAAAGATTTTAAGAAAAAGTATTATATTTATGGCTCAGACAGACTACACCCTGGACTTATATCTCACATAAATTATACAAATCATTTTATAGAAAGGCTAAAGAATGATATCTAAAATAAAGAAACTTATATTAATTTATAGATTAAAAAGATTTAACAAAAAGCCAAAGAAATATACATACTAATGATCATACTTGGTATAAATGAAACATCGCACGATGCTTCAGTTTCACTAATTGAAGATGGAAAAATATTATTTGCAGGGCATGCTGAAAGATATAGCAAGCAAAAAAATGATTGGTATGTGAATGATAATTTAATAAAAGATGCTTTGCAGTATGGCAGACCAGATCACATAGCCTACTACGAGAAACCCCTTCTAAAGGCCTCCAGGCTGGCATTAAGGGGTGGTCTAGGTGACTGGAAACCAAAGTTTAATATTGACGGCATACCAAGAAAATCTTTTAGTCACCATTACTCCCACGCAGCAGCAGGATACTATACAAGTGCATTTAATGATGCTGCCATTGTTGTTCTTGATGCAATAGGTGAATACAATACCTCCACAATTTGGGTTGGAGAAGGTGACAAGATTACTTTAAAGTATAAGCAAAACTATCCTGTTAGTTTTGGCTTATTCTATTCTGCTTTTACACAACTAATTGGACTAATGCCAAACCAAGAAGAGTATATTATGATGGGTATGGCTGCTTATGGAGATTGGCAAAGATATTACAAAGAGGTTGACGAGTATTTCCCACAGTATGATCAACAAAAGTATAACTTTCATAAAGGAATTGATGACTGGGGCATGGAGATTACAGAGCAAGATAGGTTTGATATCGCAGCAGCAGTTCAAATGGTATACGAACAAAGATTAAATCAGTTCATGCGTATGGCAAAAAGTTTAACTGGGAAGAACAACTTGGTATTTATGGGTGGATGTGCACTTAACTCATCAGCAAATACATTGCTGTGGAAAATATTTGATATGATTTGGATTATGCCAAACCCTGGAGATGCTGGGAGTTCTCTAGGCGCTGCTGCTGCACTCTATGGCAAACATGTTGAATGGAAAGATCCATACCTTGGTTATGATTTAGGTGGAAAATATCCTATTCAAAAAATTGTTGAAGGGATACTTAAAGATGGAATCGTAGCAGTAGCAACAGGTAGAGCAGAGTATGGTCCAAGAGCGCTAGGTAATAGAAGCATTCTTGCTGATCCAAGAGACCCAGATATTAAAGATAAAGTTAATAGAATTAAACAAAGAGAACTATTCAGACCATTTGCACCAGTAGTACTTGCTGATCATGCTCACAAATGGTTTGATATGGATTTTGAAAGCCCATATATGCAATACACAGTCAAGTGTTTGCAGCCTGACAAGATACCTTCTGTAGTCCACAAAGATGGAACATCAAGAGTTCAAACAGTAACGAGAGAGCAACATCCAGGTTTATACCGTGCAATAAATAAGTTCTATTTACAAACAGGCGTTCCCGTATTGCTAAATACAAGTTTAAATATTAAAGGCCAGCCATTGCTAAATGATGAAAATGATATTGTTTTATGGGAACAGACATACGGAACAAAGATAATTAGATGATTAAAGATATTAAAAACAATATGATTGGGTCAGATTTTTGGCTTAACTCAGAAGAACTTTCTTTTTCTGAAATTACAAGAGAGTCTAGAATTCCAGATCGCTGGAGAAGATTTGACATGATAGATGATAGGTATAAAGTTCTTTTACTTAAGCCAATTAACACCTATGTTTCTGAACTTTATCCAAGACCTGAGATAGTCTTCATAGATAAGATTAGCGGAAGGGTGACCCTAAGACAAAAAACTCATGCAGAAATTTGGGTAAGTCCTTCAGAAGAAAATCTTTATGCACTAGACAAGACATGGCAAAGGCAGTTCTACCCCTCTAGTAAAAAATACACAAGAGATGATTGCTTTATTGCAACATATAAATTCTATGTTCCATGGGTTATAGATTCTGATATTAAAGCAACAGTTTCTTCTGTAGACAACAGCCCATTCAGCATAGAAAACCAAGAAATTAACTTTAATAGTTTAGATGGACTTACTTTGGTCGATACTAATTTTGTAGATTTTAAGATAAAAATTGAGGGTAGTCATATGGTTAATTCTAAATATGGTATCATTGATATAGGTACGCCAATGTATGATTTCACTTTTATTTTAAATTACAAACAAATGGAAAGGCTAGTTGCTCAATATGGATAATGAAAAAGAAATAGTCTTTATAACCTCTCTAAGTGAAGAGCACACTCTTGAGCCTGAGCCAGCCTATAAGAAAATTCCACAATGGTATAGAGATCTAGCAAAGCACTACATGTCAAACGATTTGGCCGACCTTGATCCAATCAATGACCGTGGGGGTGACGGATCTAATGTTTCTACTAAACTTTGCCTTCCGTTTCAAGATGCCATGTCTCTTGGATATATGTATTGCTTAGAAGACGATTTGTTAGTAGAGTTAGGTGTTGATGGAAAACCAAGGCTTTCTTGGAATACTCCAGTGATGATGGTAGACAAGAGGCCAAATGTTGATCTTGCTATTCCAGACGATGTTCACCCAGTACATTTTGGAATTAAGATGCAGTGGTTCTACGAAACACCAGAAGATTATTCTTTGCTTTTTACCATGCCAATCAACAGACCAGACCTACCATTCTGGACTCCATCTGGAATAGTAGACTCAGACATCTGGGGCTTGCCAGCATTTCTTCCATTATTTATTAAAAGAAATTTTGAGGGAATAATTCCAAAAGGAACTCCAATTGCACAGATGATTCCTATTAAGAGAGAACCTTGGAACCTTGTCATAGACAGGTCTCAGGAGTCAGTGGAGAAACACGAACTTAGGTCTGAGAATAGAAGGTCTCATATTACGGCACACTATAGAAAATTTGCATGGCGAAAAAAGCAGTACACCAAAAGCAATATGTAGTATAATTAATTACCTACCAAAAGGAGAAAAAATGATTGAGCAAAATTCACATGAGGTGTCGTCTAGACCCCATAAGTTTTTTGAAAGATATCTAGACAATGATCTAGGAAAACTTTCTAGTTTTTTAGAAGAAAAATATAAACTAATCCAAGAAGCCCAACTTCGTGGTGTGGATAAGTTAGGTGATGGAGAAATTTGGGTTGAGTCTGGAAGTCTTTCTACTGTAAAGTGGAGAGAGTACAATGTATTTCAGTTCTCAAGCCCAGAGATTTATAATATTTTTAAAGCAATCTCATCAGCAACTCGTGAGGCATGTGAGTATTATGGTATAGACTTTGATGCTCAAAAATATATGGTACAAGGATGGTTTAACATAAACAACTCAGAGGTTGGAAAGTTAAACTGGCACGACCATGGTGGTCCTTTTGCTCCACACTTCCACGGATACTATTGCGTTAATGCAGAGCCTTCAATCACTCACTACAGAATTAACGATGGGTCAGGAAGAGTTGTTGATAATGTTAATAAAAATAACAGAATGATTATTTCTGAAATGGGACACCCACATGCTATGGGAGATTGGGAATGGTCTGGGTCAAGAATCACTTTGGCTTATGACATTGAACCGCTAGATGCACTGATCAATAATGATTTAACAATTGAACAGCACTGGATTCCACTACTTTAATGAAAACTATATTTGTACATTTTTGGGGATACAAAAGCAAAGAATTGCCAGAGGCAGTCAATGCTCTTATATCAAACCAGAGTGGTCAAAACAAAGTTATTGTTTCCGTATACGATCAGGTGAATGTTTCTAGAAAAGAAAAGTTTAACTCTGATTTTTATGAACATGTCAGATGGGACAGAATAAACTCAAGTTACACTTTTTTAAATGATTCCATAAATTCTGCAGATACAGACTTTTTTATGTATGTAGATGGGGCAATTTATTTTCAACCAGGATGGGATCTTGAGTTGGTAATGGGTCATGGTGGCAGAGATGTTATTATTTCTGGCAGTGCTGGAATACATTTTCAGAAAGAGTCACACTTCTATCCACCATATCAAAGTTTTGAGTCATCAACTGCTACGATAACAAACTGGATAAGTCATGATTTTATATTTATGGATACACAGTTATTCAGAAAGTTTCCAGATATTTCTATGCTAAAGTACATAGGGCTAGAAGACATATTTTCTTTGTACGCAGCAGAGTTAGATATAAGGGTTCAGTCAATCCCTTCAGCATGGTGCAAAAGAATAGACGGCGGAATATTTAGCGCAGACTATATCCCTTTTTCTATAAAGCACAACTACGATAAGGTTATAGATATATACAAACAAAAGAACAATGAGTTCTTTGATGGCAAGTATTGTGTGGAAAGGCTGTCTTCCCTAGTAGGGTTTGACTTTTCTACCCTAAACTATCTTCCATATGCACATAATGATATTGTTTATGATCCAGACATGGAGATAGACAACATTTCTGCCGAAAGATTTTCACAAAATATAAGAAGTATAGGATAGTGGTATAATTATCATGGAGGAAAAATATGAATAGACCAATGATTGTAGAAAACTTTATATCTCAAGAGGATGCAGATATTCTTATTCAAGAAATGCATTCCCCGTCTGAGGTAAACCCATACCCAGAATACTATAAGACAAGGTTCGGTGGTACAGGATATCCCTATAACCGCAGGGTACTGGACATTCAAAAAAAGTATGCACTAAAATCCAACAAGATGCTGCAAGACCTGAATCCAAACGAGACAAAAGAAATAAAAACATTTAAGTGTTTTGGATCAACATGGAATCCTGGTGGTTATGGTTTAGCGCATATTGATGATCAAGATCCAGAAGCATTTATTGAATACAGTACTGTAATTTATTTGAATGATGATTTTGAGGGTGGCAAATTGTACTTCCCTAAATTTGGTTTTACTTATGTTCCTCAAAAACTGGCTGGAGTATTTTTTATAAGTGATGGAGAAAAGTGGAGACACGGAATAACATCAGTGGAAAGTGGTTCAAGGTCGACACTACTTTATATGCACACCACGCAACACGAGCATGTTGACCCAGACTTGGATTAAATATGACAATTAATTTTAGAAATACTACTTTTGCGATGTTGGAAAACCATCCAGATGAGAGTATGATTCAGTGGACACACTGCTCAAGAGATCATTACTTAAAGTTTGAAGAAATGTTTAGAAAGAATGTTTTGTTCTTTGATCCATTTCTTGTTGATACCTTTTTTGAAAAATCAGATTTTGAAGAACTTAAAGGTATACTAGAGTCAAAAGATGTAAAGGATATTGCCTATACAAAGCAGATGAATAAGTGGGAAGATGCAATAACAATTCCCCAACACTTCTTTGATAAGGCTATAAAAAGAACGCAAGATTTGCTGGGAACAAAAGATGTAGAGTTGGGTTATTACCTATACGCACATCATCAAATAACAGAAGAAGGTCGCAAACCATTCTTACAGGTTCACCTAGATTGGTCTCCAGGATGCTATATGGTTGACCTTCATATAGGTGGTAACCGTGACTGGGGATTTGTTGCACATGACAAAGAGTTTATAACAAAGCCTAATGATGCAATTATTGTTCAGCCAGAAATGGATTTTCACTATAGACCAGACTGGAATTCTGATGATCCAAAAGAAAACTACAAGGCTTTGTTCTTTCACCTAATTCGCAAAGATCACTGGAAAAATCTTTATGGTGATAAGTTTATAACAGATGCAGACTTTCTTGCTTTTCAGCGTCAAAGATTGGCTATCTGGCAAGAACTTTATGTGAAACATGTACAAAGTATTCCTGGGTTGCCATCACCAGTTTTTGGGGATGACTCAAATTTAACTGAGGATGATAAGAGATTGTTCAATGTAGAGAAAAAGGTGGTAATGTAATGTTTAAATATGAAAAACTTGGAGATGGTCTTGTATATTATAGAAACATAATTGAAGATCCATACAAGATTATAGAAGACATTGAGTCTCTCAATGACCGTGTCGTTAAAGACATTGCAGATGGAGTTAAAGATGCAGAGCATGGAGTAGCAAAGCCATGGCATAACTGGGATCATGCCCACGGAGATATGACATTGCATTTCTGCAAACAAAGATGGCTACCAAGAAGTGCTGATATGAGAAAAGAAGCAATGTATTATGACGAATATTCATCTATATCTGATAGACTTTTTAGTGGCCTAGACTCTAGTTATGCTCATTACTCAAAAGAAGTTTATCCATACGCTGCTAGAAGTATAAAAGGTACAGAAGATAACATGAGTATCCTTAAGTATGAGACTGCTGGATATCTTCCAGCACACACAGATCATGGTAGCAGCAGCAGGACGCTTTCTGTTGTAATGTATCTTAATGACGACTATGTGGGTGGAGAAATCACTTTTCCATATGTTGGTAACGGAGTAACAATTAAGCCAGAAGCAGGAAGCGCAATATTCTTCCCTTCAATGTTTGTTTATGTTCATGAGGTTGCTGCTGTAACAAGCGGAACCAGATATGCTTTACCAAATTGGTATCATAACATGAAGGATAAGATATACACAGATGGGACAGAGTAATGACTAAAGAAGAAGAAGAAGAACTAAAGGCAGAAATTAACTTTATGTACAACCTATATGAAGAACTGTGTGTTGCATATAAAAAACTTTCAAAAGAAATGGCAAATAAAAAACTTACAGAGGTAAATGACATGAGTCATATGACCTTTAAAAATGAAAAGGAGATAATGTAATGAAAGAACCCGTATCAGGAGGATCTGCTAAGTCAGCAAAGGGGTCCGCAGAAGCAATCATTGCGGTTGCAAAGAAAGAACTAGGAACTATTGAAGGTCCTAAAGATAACGAAACAAAGTATGGTGCATGGATGAAGGTTAACTTCCAGCCATGGTGCCAATCATTCGTTTCTTGGTGTGCATTTACTGCGGGAGTTTCAAAGTTTCCAAAGTCTGCATCAACAGTAGCAGCATCAGATCAGTTTAAGAAGGAAGGCCGTTGGTCAGATGCTCGTAACGATGATCCAATGCCAGGGGACTGGATCTATTTTGATTTCCCAGAAGATGGCGTAAATCGTATTTCACATGTTGGTCTTTGCATTAAGAACAATGGTGATGGAACTATTCAGGTTATTGAAGGAAACACTTCAGGAACTGCCAAGGGAGATCAGCGCAACGGAGGAATGTGTGTTGAAAAGACTCGTGGCTATGTAAAGAACAATAAGAAGAAGTTGGTTAATGCTGTAGTTGGTTGGGGTCGTCCAGTTTATACTGGAGAAGAGAATGCTCCGTTACTAAACAAGGTAGCCTCAACACCTGAAAAGCCTGCTGCAAAGAAATCATCAGGTGGCGGAGGAAAGGGTTCTGTGGCTCTATAATGGAATCAACTAAGAGAACTTTACTAAAGACAGCAAGTTGGGAAACATTCCACCTTGTTGGTGTTGCTGGAGTAATTTATTTGTTTACTGGTGAATGGGAGTATGCTAGTTTAGGTGCTCTTCTTTACATTGGTTGGGAAGCGCTTGGATATTTCTTACATGAAAGAGTCTGGGCTAAGTTTGGAAACAAGGTAAAGTAATGAGAATTAAACTTATTAAACTCTTTGTTTCTATTTTAGGATATAAACTAGAAGATACAAAAATTAACCTACCAATCTGGCAACTTAAAAAGAAAAAGTAAACATTATGCCAGCGTATGAGTATGATTGTATGGTTTGTGCTGTGAGATATTTAAAAACTCGTAGTATTTCTGAAGAAGATCCAGGGTATGAGTGTGAGACTTGCAATAAGCCTCTAGTTCGTGTATACTCTAATATAGGAGCCGTTTTTAATGGCTCTGGATTTTATTCAACTGACAACAGAAAGCGGTAGTATAATGTTTACAATGATTAAAGATGAAGTTAAGCAGGAATGGCAACTATCTCCACATGATCGTTGCGATAGGTGCAGTGCTGAGGCTTTAGTAAAAGTCACTGGTATTAGTGGAGACCTACTATTTTGTGGGCATCACTATAATAAGATTATGGCCATTCCAGATGGATATAATAGCATGATGTCTTTTATGATTAGCATTGTTGATGAACGAGAAAAATTAGTCAAGGATTAAAAATGATTATTCAGATTATTGGTCTACCTGGTTCTGGCAAAACAGAATTATCAAAGGCCCTAAAAGAGCGTATTAATGCTATTCATCTAAATGCAGATGAGGTTCGTGCAACCGTAAATTCAGATTTAGGATTTAGTCCTGAAGACAGGATTGAGCAAGCACGACGCATGGGTGACATGGCAAGACTTATTGCTAAGCAGGGTGTAGCACCAGTAATTGTAGATTTTGTATGTCCAACAGATTTAACTCGTGCTGCGTTTGGCAAGCCAGATATTTTGGTATTCATGAACACGATTGAAGAAGGAAGATTTGAAGACACCAACAAGATGTTTGAAATGCCAACAAACTATAACATTGCTTTTATAAGCCATGAATGGGATGCAAATGAAAAGGCATCGGTAATCATTAATCAGTTTAAACTACATGACTGGTCTGCACCTACAACTCTTATGCTGGGTAGGTACCAGCCATGGCACGAGGGGCACCACGCCCTTTACAAGGAGGCTGGCAAGAGAACTGACCAAGTGCTTCTTGGAGTCCGTAATACCTACAATACAAGCGAAAAAGATCCTCTTAAGTTCGATCAGGTAAAAGAATATATTGCCAAAGACGATTTTATGGATGGTGCATTAGTACTAAGACTACCTAACATTACCAACATTGTATACGGTAGAGATGTTGGATACAAGATTGAACAAGTAGATTTGGGGGCAGACATTCATGCTATATCGGCTACGCAAAAACGTAAAGAGATGGGTATCTAAGGTCTGGAACTGGACCACTAAAGAAAATAATATGGAGTGGCCATCATGACAGTAACCAAGGCAAGATCAGCACTAAAGGCTATTACCTGGCGTATAATTGGAACAGCAGATACATTTGTTATATCCTGGATCATAACTAAAGAACCAGTTACAGCAGGTGCAATCGCAAGTTTCGAGGTAATTACAAAAACAATCCTTTATTACTTCCATGAGCGTGGTTGGAATAAAGTTAAATGGGGGAGAAAGTAATGTTTGAATACTATGTAAAGAAAGTAACAAAGGTCGTTGATGGAGATACCATTGATGTCGAAATTGATTTAGGGTTTGACATTTCTTTTAGTTCAAGAGTTAGACTGGCTGGTATTGATACCCCTGAGTCTCGCACTGCAGACAAGGTTGAAAAGGCTTTAGGACTAGAAGCAAAGGCTTATTTGAAGCATGCTATTGACAGTGCTAAGTCTGTAGTGATCAAGACAGAGAAGATGGACTCATCAGAAAAGTATGGTCGCATTCTTGGCTGGGTCTACCTTGATGGAGACACAGTTTCAATTAACGACAAGATGATTAATGATGGTCATGCTTGGGGATACCTTGGAGATACCAAAGTTAAAGATTTTGGAGCGCTTGCAAAGGCTAGAAAGAAGTCTGGGAAATGAGACATGTACTTTACTTTACTGCTGATTGGTGCAACCCATGTCAAAGAACTAGGCCTGTTGCTGAAGAACTAAAGCGAGAAGGGCTAATAGATTTTTTATTTATTGATGCAGACACAGAGTTAGATCTTTTAGAAAAGTTTGGAATTAAATCAGTTCCAACATACATACTTATTGAAGATGGAAGAGAAGTAGACCGTATGAACGGAACAAAAACAAGAGATCAGTTCTTGGAATTTGTGGGAAAGTAAAATGAATCCAAGAACAAGTGCAATGGTTGAGCACCTAGTAGATCAAGGTGCAATCATGATACATAGTATTGATGAAGACGGGCAAATGCTTTATAAGATAACTGACAAACTAAGAGAAGTTAATCCAGATATATATAAAAAGTTAGTTAATCAATACAATGATCACATGTTTAGATTAATAGATAAGGGTCCTATGACCATGGTTTGGAAACTAAATGGATGAAGAAAGCATATTTGAAGATTTAATTTTGAGTGGGGCTTTAGAGGTTGCTGGAGTTGATATTGATACTGGTGAAATGCTTTATAACTTTACAGAAAAATTAAAAGATATTAATCCTAAACTTCATAATGAATTCTCTACATATTTTTCAACAGAAATATCTGGACTTTGGGAAAATGGATTTATTGAGATGGACATTACAGAAAAAAATCCTATGGTTTCATTAACAAAAAAAGCATTAGATGAAAAAGAAGTAAAGAAACTAGATAAACAGAAACAGTACACCCTAAAAGAAATTATTAGGGTTATTATGAACAACAGGAGATAACTATGGACTTTATTGCTGGAGCAGTAACAATAACTATAATACTTTATCTTGCAATGAAGTATTTTGAAAAACTGTACAGCATTTCAGAAGAGCCTAAAAGATATAATTTTACACAAAGTTCTTTACACGAAATGATAAAGCCATTGCTTCCACAAGATATTTTTAAGGTAGAAAATAAAAAAACACAGTCATACGAGTACGAGAAAAGAACCAATGTTCGTGTTATTATTTTAGACGGCATGGCTTACTGGATCAAAGACAACCAGTTCTATGAATCAGAGATAAACGAGCAGGGGATAGACAAAGAAGGCTCAAGAGTAGTTGACACAATAGGTATGGATAAGGTACAATTAGATAAGATGCTGTTCATAATGGACAAGTTAAGAGAGGGGCTATCAAATGATAGTGGGGATTCAGGGGAATAGCGAGTTTAAGGACTACACAGTTCTTCTTCGTGGTATGGCCGTTGCTATGTCTATGATCAATCCAAAAGATTCAAACTTTGATATCTATTCTGCAGGACCAGGAAATGTAAATGATATGGTATCTGAGTTTGTAAACTTGTCAGAGCGTGGGTTAAAGTCTCGTGGTAAAAAGATAAAAGTATATAAGGTTGCACCTTCATGGATCAGTGACAACATTAATGATTTTAATTATATTGCATACTTTACATCTGGAAATGAGCAAACCTCTAAACTAGTTGATGCAGCAAAAACAAATAATATCGAAGTCGGAATTTTTAAATACTAAGGAGATATAAAATGATTGTAAAAACATTAGAAAAAATGGAAAAGATTGTTGCTTCAAATAAAGAGTTAAGTTGGTCTGGTTGGACTGTACTGCACTCATCTAAGTCTGATTTAGCACAAACATCTAAGCATGGTGTTCGCATTAATAATTCTTGGTATTTACAAAAGCAGTTTGCTCCAACACGAGATGGTTGGGATATACCAGATAGGTTTGTTAGATAAGACATGAAGCATGACTGGAAAGATGATGCTGCTTGCCTAGAGTATGACACTAATCTGTTCTTTGATAAGTACGAAGAAGATGAGTTACTCAGGCCTGCAATTGACAAACTATGTTCTGAATGCCCAGTCTCCAAGACTTGTTTTGCTGTCGGTGTTTCACAAAAAGAGTGGGGCATATGGGGTGGAATATATTTAGAGGGCGGAGAATTGTCTAAAGAATTCAGCAAGCATAAGACAAGAAATGATTGGGCAAATACATGGAAGTATTTGACTATGGAGAACTAAATGTATACAGACCAAAACAGAAGAGCCTTCAGATCAGTATCGCATTTTGCTCCTAGCAACTTTAAACTAGACATAATTGACAACGATAATTTCTTAACATTGAGGGCAAGTGAGAAAGATTTTATGTCTCTTAATGGGGAAGACAAGGTTCGTGCAGTTGAGTATATGGTTAGGGCAAAAAAAGCCCTAGAAGATACTGGGGCAATTGTTCTGTTAGTTAGAGAGGGTGGATCAGATGATCATTATAGATGACGATTTCTTAATTCCTGAAGTTAGGGATCAAATTCAAAAAGAAGTTTTTGCAATGCCGTTTTATTTTAATCCAAAAACTGGATCTATAAAAGATAATGTTTCTGGTGTTGATGGAGACTTTTTAGATTTTCCAATGTTTGTTAGCGGACGCAACAGCGCAGATGTCCCAGAACCTATTGTTGATGTCGGCAGATACATATTGGATCAATTTGCTAAAAAACATAACATAGTTGTGTCTGGTATTGATAGAATAAAATCAAATATGTCTTTTAGAAGTAATAGAAAAGTACCAGCAATTCCACATGTTGATACACACCACAACTATAATGTTTTGCTATACTATGTTTTTGATAGCGATGGTGACACAATACTTTATGATCAGTTTGGTAGTTTGGATAAGGTAACTGAAGAAAAAGATTTAACAATTGTCAACTCTGTAAGCCCACTAAAGGGTCGTGCAGTTATGTTTGAATCTAATAGGTTTCATTGCTGGGTACCACCAGTAGAATCTGATGCTAGGTGCGTTATCAATATAAACTTTAGAATGGGTGAATAATGCTTACAATATTTTTATCTTTGATTATTGTGTTTTTTGTTTTGTTGTCTGCAGTTTTAGGAGCAAGACTAATAACCTTAAGAAACGATCTAGAAGAGTTTTCTCTTAGGGCTGCTCTTTTAGAGCAGGGTGTAAAGAAAGCCTTAAATAATGAGATAAAGCCAATAGAGAATACAGAAGGATTTGTTAAGTTTATCTCTGAATCTAGAGAGTGGGCCTTTGACTACATAGATGATGTACAGGTTGCTATTCAAGAGTTTAAAGAGGCTGCTGGGCCTGAAATAGAGTACTTCAGGGAGTTTGGCAGCGTGATGGATCTGCCAACAGATGGATTAATCAAAAGAATAACCAGTGCGTATGATAAACTTATACTAATGTTACCAGAGGAAGAAAAATGAAAGATGTTCTTTTATCAACACTAACAGGTTTTGGATGTGGCGTCGTGTTTGCTGCATTCAAATTGCCAGTACCAGCACCACCAGTTTTTGCGGGAGTCGCAGGAATTATTGGTCTATGGATTGGTTTCACAATACTAACACGAGTTATATCCTAGGAGGAATAAACATGAACCAACAAATCAAAAACGCACTAGCGTCATACGGAAGATCAGTACTTGGAGCAGCAACAGCAATGTATGCATCTGGAGTAACTGACCCTAAGACACTAGCATACTCACTACTTGGAGCACTTGTGCCCGTTGTATTGAGAGCAGCCAACCCTAACGATCCTGCATTCGGCAAGATGCCATCTGTAGAAGAGGTAGACAAAGCAGTTAAGACTGCCAAAGTAGTTAAGAAGGCTCCTGCTAAAAAGGCAGCAGTACGAAAAGTCCCAAGAGGCGCAGCAAGACCTGAGTAATCAGTTAGATATAGTTAAGGGGGTCAATTCTTTGGCCCTCTTTTCTATTTCTAGATATTGATCCATAAGAATTTTAAACTCTGGCATTTCTTTAAATGTAGATAAAATTTTGCTTTTAATTTCTGGATATTTTTCTTCTCTTGGAAGGTGAAAGTTTCTATAAAATTCTTCAGTATCCCTATATCTATCCTGATCTAATGTCAAAATAGATTCTTTTACTTTTTTTATGTCTATTTTATTTACATATTTTACTTCTAAAGAGTTTAACATTTTTTCAAGAACACTATCTATATTATTAATTATATCTTCAAACAATATAACAGTTGCGTAACCATATTTAATTTGGTTCTTTAAGTATTTGTTGTATTCTGCACAGGCATTTTTTATCTTGAATACAAAGTCGTGATCGCTAAATTCTAGAATTTGTTCTGCAGAATAATGAAACATAAAATAACTAGGGATTAGTTGTTCTGGATTTCTAAAAATACAAAAGTGTATGGTTTCATTATCTGGGTCATTAAGTTTTAACATGACAGAGTTATGTGTATGATTATGAAGGTGCCATCTTGAATAAAAATCAAAATCATCAGGCAAGTTTATGATCATAGCCTCTTCAAAGGCTAAAGCCAAGTATGTATTTCCAGATCTAAACATGCCGTTTAGCAGTATATCTTTTGTTTGCATATTAACAGTATATCACAATATGGTATAATTATTATAGTTATACTATACTTAGGGGAATTTATGGACTGGAAAGAAGTAGCAACTGGAATAGTCGTTGTAAACAATGTAGGCGATGGCGCTCAATATATAAAGGATGTAGAAAAGTTTGTTGAGCGAGAAGTTCTTTCCTGGGTTCCACACAATCAAAAACATTTAAAAGAAGATATAAATAGAAAAGCCATGAATACAATGTACATAAATAATATTAGAAGAAATGGTTTAGTAGATCCAAACAACCCAACAACAAAAGAACTTGTTGAGGAAAGACTGTTTAATAGATTTGAAAAAGATTTTTATGAACCATTGGGCAGATACACTGGAGAATTTAAGGTTCCATGGACACAAAAAGAAAACTATGAAATTTTAAAATATGGTCAAGGAAACTTCTTTATTGACCATGTTGATGATGGCCTATATATGACAAGAAAAATATCAATGGTTTATTATTTTAATGATGACTACGAAGGCGGGGAGATCATATTCCCAAGATTTGGTGTAGAGATAAAGCCTAAAGCAAATCAACTATTGTTGTTCCCTGCAGCATATATCTATAACCACAATGTCAATGAGGTTACATCTGGTACAAGATACTCCATGGTTAACTGGACCAAGTAAGGCTTGACAAAATCAGTTTTGTTTGATATAATATATATACCTGCCCAATATGGGGGGAATTAACTTATTCGCTTGAAAGGGGAATAACATGGTAACAAAGTACGCTATGGATCTATTTAATGATCCTTTTTTTATTGGCTTTAACAGAG